TGGCTCCACCTGAATCTCAAGGCGAGGAATCGCCAAAGTGGTCGAGCCAACACCACGAAAGCGCAAACCAAGCCAGTGACCAAACCGAACACCAAACCGGTGCCACGTCATGCGGTGAGCATAGTCACCACGCAAACCAGCAGACCGACTGCGCTCTTGTGACCACGTCAGACCGTCTTTGGTGTATGAACAAAACACGCTGGGCTGCTGCCCTGTCGCTGCACGACCTACAGTGCCCACAAGCTCGATTGAGTTGATAATCGCACCCATGCCTTCGTTGTAGATCAGCGCCGTATCAAAGCGCCATCCTGTAGGCTGATCGTATTGGGCAAATGTTGCATCGGTCATGTAGCCGAGTTTGTTGGTTGTCTTGTCGCCCACGATCCATTTGTTGTAGGCATAAACAAAATTAATAGCTCGATACTGCTGATTTGCAGCACTACCACTTTTCAAAATAAACCAAACCGGCTGGCCAGCAGCCGATGACCCTGCCAAGTCATAAACCAATGTTTCGTTCAGCAAGTGGATATACAGACACTGGTGTGCTTCGTGCTCACGAGCTTCCACCACCATGGTAGATAGTTGCGATTCGGTGTATTGAGAGATGATTGATTCAATTTCGCGCGTGGCAATCTTTTGGGCGCCACCACTTGCACCAAGATAGACACTGATCGGCTCGTTGCGACCACCACCAATAAAGGCAAAGGTTTGGGCAAACGTGCATTTTGCATGAGTGCCCACAATGCCCTTTTGAATCACCGCGCCGTCAATGCGCTGGAACGGGAAAAGCTCGCCGCCAACGTTATCAAACACCTCAATGCTATGGCGGTTGAGAACCACCAACTCATTGCGGACTTTGAGTAACCCTAAAACATTATCGGGGTCAAACTCGCTTGAGCCGTACTTGAGTGGATTAACTGCGGTCGGATCATTCAGTTCAGTAACAACGATAAATTCGCCATCCGTGGTGACGTGGTACCCATCAATCCACACATGATCAATTACGTCGCCAAGATCACCATCGGTCACCTTGGCAAGCGTCAGGCCATTAAAGTAGTAAAAACCACGATTTGATGAGACGGCCAGCCGATCAAACGAATAATCAAACGAGCAGCGACCGCCCGAACCAACATCACCCAACTCAGTCACATGGCCGGATGCAGACACACTCACAAACTTGCTGCCGCATACGCGATACAGCACCCCACCCCACACAATGCCGCCACGATCTAGGCCGTTTGTGTCAGCAAAGTGCGCGATACCATCGGCGGTGCGCAGGTAGCCTTTGCTGATACCCGTATCCTTGGGCACCGGCACAAGATTGACCGGATATGACGTGCGATAGTCCGATGTGGTGTCGGCATAGATTCCGCTCAGAATTGGCACTTGCATTAGAAGCCCCAACGTCTGTAGCGACGATTGCCAGCGCCGAGCGGATAACGATCAGGGTACTGTCGCGTTGGTTTGGTTGCCACACTAGACAGCATGGCGTTGTAGGCATCCTCTTGTGTTTTGATAAGCAGGATGCTTGGTTGTTTGCCGTACATAGGGCAAATCTGAACGGCAAGCGATTTATAAACCGCTGCCGCGTGTTGCAATTCAATGCCGCTATCGTCGTCCAAGTCGCTGTCAGTTGGGTCGGTTGGCACGTTATAGCCAATATCCACACCCTTGGATGACCACATCGCCACCATTGCATCCATTTGGCGCAAGATGTCGGTGTGCTCTTCGGGTGATGCGTCAAACTGATAGCCACCCATGCCGATTTCGGTCATGGCTTGGTCGATGAGATAGCGTTTTTTGATCATTTTGTTTTGCTCAGACGAGTTTTAGGCTCAGGCGATTGCGCCACCTTATGCGGATGATCAACCCACCCGTCAGCAAGATAGCCCTCAACTTCGTCAGCATCGACAACAATGGTTTGCAGCATTTCACCCCAAACTTCAACGTCGCCATCCGCTTTGTACAACATCGTCGGGTTTTGCATTTCAAAGCTCCAGAAACGACAAAGGGGCGTTTAAGCCCCTATTGTCGTGGTGTTGATTAGGACTGACCGAACAACTGCACACCTGCCATTTCTGGATTCAGGAGTGCGGTGCCAAAATCAATATCCCAACGAGCTTTGACGCTCAGGTCGTTAATGTTGCCTTGACGGGTGTAGGTAACACCAATACCAAGACTGGTGGTGGCGCGAGCAAATGCCCATCCATCATCTGGGTCTACACTGTAGCTACCGGGGATGAGGATCAGCGATTCCTTGCGGAAAAACGGATTCATCGGAGCAGCAACGGTGTTGAGCCAAGTCAGCGCAGCATTATCAGCCGGAGCATTGCTGACGTTTGCATACTCTTTCGAGCCAATCGAGCCTTCAGCAGCATCAATGATGGCTGGATAGATGCGGATGGTGTTTGATGCAGGCTTATCGACCACGCGGAATGTTTTCAGACTGCCGGTGTTTTGCTTGGTGATCAGATGGATTTCAAAAACCCCATCAATCGTGAAAGCATCGCCGACTTTGATGTTGGCGTAAGTGCCACCATCGACAACCAGATCAGTGTAGCGATTGTCCTTGTTTTCGGTCAGACCTGCGCTAGTAACGGTTGCAGCAGGCACAGTGCGTTGGTTTGCACCATTGACCAAAACAGCCCCACCAGTAGCGGCTGTCAGGCGGATTTCTTGGTCGTTCTTGAACACTTGGAAGCCAGCAATGTCGCTACGGATCATTGCACGCTCATACGCATCACGCGAGCGGCTCGAATCTTCGGAACGACCAGCCAAATTGCCAGCCATTGCATTCATGGCGCTTGGTGCGTAAAACGCCATGCGGCCATCTTGTGGCACGCCAATGCGAGTGAACCGGTTGTCCAAATCAGCCACATCGTCATAACCACTGGCAGCACCAGTGCGCTTCGATACAACCGAGCCATACAGCGCAGCAGTGTTGAACAAAGCAGAATTAACATCAGATGCCAACTTTTGCATAGCAGCCTTGCCGTACTGATCCATAGCAAACGTGCTGCGCAGATTTTTGGAACTCAGCGTTTTTGGTACGGATTTGTGGTAGCCAACCGAGCACGGCACATTGAGCTGCGTTAAGCCGTCAAAGTTTGCCGACTGATCAAATCCGTCATAGCTTGCGCCAATCATTGGACAAGGCAGCCAAAACTTATCCTGAGCATGTACCGCTTCTTGCGGAGTCAAAGGATTGTAGAGTTCAGCGCCTTTTGCAATGACAAGCAAATCTTCAAGACCCATCATGACGTTATCAAACATCACCTGTTCTTGACTGGTCAGACTGGTAGCCATAATTCAAAACCTCATGGATTATTTGCGAAGGCTTTTCTTGTAAGCAATCAGCTTGGTACGGTCGCCCGTCCGGTTCGCTTCTGCTTCAAGTCCAGCCAATTTTTTGCTGCTGCTCGATGGCGCGGCATTGCTGCGCAGATTCGTATCAGCAGGAGCGGGTTTGGTTGGTTTCGACACTTTCAGATCCTTTTCGAGCTTGCCGAGTTCAGCAGCAAACTTGGCGAGATTGGTGATTTTTGACAGGCGTTCGAGTTGGGCAGGATTTTTGCCGAGTGCGTAAACGAGCAGCGCCGAATTGTCAGCAACTTCAAGCAAGATGCTTTGTCGCGTCTGGTCGAAGATGGACACCACCTCCTCCTCAGCTTCGGCAAAGTCTTTGGCTTTGAGTTTCTTTGCATTCTCCCGATACGCTGTGCGCTTGGCTTCAGCTTCGCGGATCAGTGCTTGCTGTTGCTCCTGCTGCTGCGCTTTGGTCTTTTCGACCTCAACGGCAGCTTTCTGCCAATCAATCAGCTTTTGCTCAAACTCACTTTCATCCCAGTCACACGACTCAAGCGTAGGCTTGGGCAGCAACTCTGGAACGGCAGTTTGTGGCTGTTGGGCTTTGCGCAGTTGCTCTAACTCACGTTCGGCTTGACGGAGCTTCCGGTCTTTTTCGCGTTCACGCTTGCGCATGTTGCGAATGACCGATGACGCATCTTCATCACCATCATCTTCACTCTCTTGGGTTTCGTCGTCTGACAGCTCGCCAAACGTCACCTCAACTTCGCCTTCGTCAGCCGGATCGTTCTCAGCTTCGTTGGTGTCAGCATCAGTATTCAGATCGTCGTCCGGTAATTGCTCAGACGGATCTGTACCCAAGCCTTCATCAGCCTGTTGTGTCATAAAAACCTCGATTGCTCAGTCTTAGATAGGCGACTGGACGCCTTGTGGGAGTTGCGGCATGGGTGTCGGATTGGTCTCAACACTCGCCGCGATTTGTTGCTGGTTCTGCTGCTGTGAGCCTTGCATAGCCGACAACATTTGTAGGATTTGTGCCATTTGCGCGTTTTGCTGCTGCTGCGCTTCCATCATGATTTTGATGGTTTCGGCATTGGCTTTGTCAGCTTGCGCTAGTGTGTGGGCGGTTTTGGCGCGTGCAGCTTCGGCATTGGCTTGAGCTTCTTCACCCATCTTCTGCATGAGTTGGGTTTGTGCATCAGGCGGCTGATTCGCCATTGCTGCTGCTTGCTCTTGTTGCTCTTTGATTTCGTCGTCAGTTGGCTCTACTGCGCCCATCGCAAGTAGTTTTTTGCGGCCAAACTTGGCAAGGTCGGACAACCCTTCGCCGTCCAAGTTGCTCACAATCGTGGCTGAAATGACCGCTTGCAACTCAGGATCAGGCGTAACCGGCAGCATCTTGAGTAGGTTTGACACGGTTTTTTCACGACGAGACGCAAATGATGCACCCACATCGACAGCCACGTCATACTTGCCGTCAGACAGATTGTTTTCGTATTTCAGCACATTGTCTTTCATGGTCGGCTGATTGATCACAATCGTATCTTCGGTGTCGTCATGCCATACCGCACGCATCTCACGACCATCTTCGTCGTAAAGTTCCTGCGCCATGGATAGCCACACGCAGCCACTATGCCGCATTGCTTTAGCCATGTTGTCCATGTAGATAAACGCCTGCATGTCTAGGCGCTCATGGATTTTTTCGACGGTTTCAGTCGCAATGTTGCTGACCATTTGGTCGGCGTTTTGCTGATTGCCAGTCAGTTCGGCAATATCCACACCAGCCACCTGAATCAGTGCAGTCATAGCCTGTGGTAGCTGTGGTGGCTGTGTGTATGCAACAGGTGCAGGCGGCAGTTTGTTGCCGCTTGCATCGGTGGTCTGATTGATCAGCAGATACGGATAATCCTCAACCGCATCATCTGCCCACATGCCTTCGTTGCCCGCGATTTGTTCGGGCGTAAAGATTGGTTTTTGCTTGTAGCCACTCGCCGCAATCTCGACCAGTGCAGACGTAATCGTGTTGTAAATCTGCTGTGGATCGCGAGCAATGCGCACATGACCCCATGCCCGTTCGACACCATCAATAAACATCCGCTTTCCGTACATCGGCACAATTGGGATGTACTTGCCTGCGATATATCCGTGATCCTCAAGCACACCCGACGCATCAATCACATACAAATGCACCTTGCGACACTTGATCGTCTTGGTACGCGCACGATAGTAGCCCTGAGCTTCAAGCGACCGAATCTGATCAGCCAATTCTTCAGCTTCTTCCTCAGACTCGTTTAGCTTTACTTCATCTTTGGCGGTGTCGTGCTTATAAAACGCGATCTTTTGCTTAACTTCTTCGACTTCGTAGTATTCGGCGACATTGACCACATCAGCCGAGAACCACTCAAATGAGTACTGGTTCTTTTCAACCACATCAAACGACGATGGCGACTTACCAAAGCGCTCCTCGTAAGCGTCGGGCGTCATACTGATGATATGCCATGCGCATTTAGCATCAGCTTTGTCTTGACGTTTGGCTGACACGTCAAAAAACACGGTTTGATCAGCGTCAAAGATTGGCTCTAAGACGATGCGCTGACGGTCATCATCCTCATCTTCTTCATCTTCGTATTTGGCTTTGATCTTCCACGCGCCGATACCGCCTGCGACAGCTTCTTCAAAAGCGTTGTCGTAGGCTTCTTGCCCATTGCAGTCTTGTTCGTCGGCACGATACAGGCCATTCATGTTTTCGGCAGTTTCTTTGCTGCCTGACGAGTCCTTGCACTTGAAATTGACAGTAATTCGATTGTTACGGTATTCGCTGAACAGCCGAGTGACCGCCAAAGACACTTTGTTGACTTCAAACTTCGGGCGGTTTTCAAACTGCTGACCGAGATTATCTTCCCACTGCGCACCCTGAACAAACGCAAACCGGCGATCTTCAAGACACTGCGCCCTGTTGTCGCGCTGTGGATCATAAGTCGCGTCAAAGCCACGCATAGCGCGGTCATGCACTTGCGTGAGTTTGTCTGTCGTTGCCATTATCTGCGGTTCCAATGATGTGTGCGTTTGGGCATGGATGGTGGCGGTGGCGGTGGCGTGACGTGCATCGCTTGGACAGACAGCGCCAGATACCGAAACGCATCAGCGGCATGACTTGCCCAGTCATGGACAGGGCGAGCCTTAAACTCCCCCATCTTGTCGTT